ACCATCAACAGGACGTGGACCTGGTAGTTACACAATAGTTGTAACTGACTCGGTTGGAGGTACGGCAACTATAGTATGTCCAATTACTGAACCTGCTTGTAGAGTTCCAACAACAGGTATGACTAATAATGTACAATGTACAGGGTTACTTTTTCCAACAACTGGAGGACAATATAATTTTGGTGTCGGAAGTGCATCAGTTGCATTGGCTTGTTCTCATTATTTGGGTACATGTTCTTTTTGCGGTAATGGAGCATTTTATAACTGGGTTGATTTCCCGGCATCAACAGTTCAAAATGTAAGAATTGACATACATAATTGGAGGCCAGATTGTCCTGGTGGTAATTGCGGTACAATTTATACACCTGGCCAAACCTCTTGTGGATGTAATATTAGCGAACTACCAATACAGTTTTGGGTGAATAGTACAATTCCGACAAACGTAAATTTAAATCCAACTGATGGTGTTTATATTTGTAGAAGAAATGGATGTACGATAACATCTGCAACACTTTGTTCACAAACAGCACCAACTGCACCACAAGGATTTAGAGTTATTGGTAGGGGGGGACAAACTATGAGAGCCGAGTTTACCCAACAAAATGGACTTCTTACTTATAATGTTAACTGGAATGATTCTTTTGATGTGAATGGACAATCAACATCTGTACAAACTTGGAATTACGTCGCGCCAAGTAATGGTTATACCTCAGGGTTAACTAGAACTTACACCCAAGACACAACCGCATTTTTTTATAATTTTACGGGTAATGGATTGATAACAAATGTGTTTTTTGCAAATATTAGAGGGTTCCAAACACAAAATCAATCTATAGGGAATATATTTTCAGCGTCAAATTTTAGCGATTTAACAATTGGAAGAGATAACCCATCAGCATTTTTTTATCCTACAAGTGTAGGTCTTGGAAACATTAGTTTTCCATCAAAATTAACTCGATTAACTATTAGTAGAATTACTGGTGATTGGAATATTAATAGTGGTCAAATGCCAACAAACTTTACAGGACTAACTAATTTGGAAATAATTAATTTTAATGGTACCGATTTGAGAAGTTATACAATGAATCATTCTGGTAATACCAAGTTAGGTGAATTTGCAATTGTCGGTATGACTGGATTAACTAATGTTAGTATGACTTTACCTAGGTGGTCGGTTAGGAGTACGAATACGTCATCATTAACAATCGCATCAAATGGTGCCGCGCGAAATAATACTGGATTTAAAATTAAACCAACTTTAATAGGACTGTCCGCAATTACGGCAACTAATTTCACTTTCAATATAAGCCTTAACTCATTAAGTGGAACTTGTGACTACACTCCTCCAACTGGAACAACTAATTTTGATATAAGTGTTAATAGATTTTCAGGACTTACTAGTAATTTTACAAATTGCAATTTAATAACGTCATTTAAAATACAAGAAAATTTTATAACAGGTTTAACCCCGACTTTATCTTCATGTACCTCAATTTCAACTTTTTGGGCATTTGCAAATAGACTTACTGACAGCGCATTTACTGGATTGACTTTACCAAACAGCATAACTGACTTACAACTATATTCAAATTTACTTACAAAAGTTCCTACTATACCAACTGGTTGCACCCAGATTACTTTAGGTAAAACAAATCAAACTAATACGGCACAATCAATTACTATATCTGCAAACCAGGACCAATTTGACGGTCCAGTCCCTTTTGGTACTGTAAATAGGAATAATTTTGGGGCAATTACAGGTAATTGGTCAACAACAAGATTACAATTTGTAAGAGCCGACCATTGTGGGGTAACTTCATTCAATCCAACTTTACCATCCACAATAAGAGGGTTATGGTTGAGAAATTTTAGTGCTAGTGATAATGTCCAGCCCAACAGAATTACAGAATTTAGTTTTACCGGTAATAATATATTTTTAACTCAAGTTGATATATCTGCAAACTTAACACTTAATTCAATTAAATCATTGAGCGCGGCAACTGGGTTAACTTACCTCAATCTTCAAACTAATGCATTTACAGAGTTTACACAAATAATATCTGATGGTAATTTTTCGGGTATGACTGCTATGACAATGTTTAACTTATCGAGAAATAATTTAAGCGGAATTACAGTGGCACCCAAATTTAGTGGTTTACCAAATACCGCAAAAATATTTTTAGTTAGTTGCGGACTTTCTGCTACCAGTATTGATAATATTATTATTGGCCTTGCAAATACTCAAATTATCAATGGCGAAATTTCTTTTGTTAATAGAACTTCACAAAGTTTTATTAATCAAGGAAGAACAAATGCTTCAAGTGCCGCTTTGAATCAATTAACTGGAGCATCTAGAAATTGGAACGTAAGTTTATGTCAACCCCCAATAATTAATACACTTGCAACTGGAGCCACCACCACTTCGATTACAATCGGATGGACATATCTAAGTCCTGGAAACGCTTCGACATTTTTAGTATCAGCAATTAGTTGGAGGAGGAATGTGGCTCTTCAGCCTTTTGGGACAGAAGTTACCATTAATCCACCAACACTAACATATACAATAACTGGATTAGCATCAGGGAATCAGTATGAGATAAGAATAAGGGGAGGTTATCGAAAAAGTGCTGGAGAGACTGGAGAAGTACTTGGTATAGATGGTGGTAGTATTACCCAACCTTTATATAGTACATACACAACAGTTATTTTAAGTACGTTATAATATTTATAAAACAAAAAGATTTAATTAATTTTAATTAATGGAAAATAATAAATTAACAGTTTGGCAAAGGTTATCGCAAGCATTTGGACCAAATTCACTTCTTGGTCAAGATTATCCTACTTACAAGTATGATAAAAAAGAATTACTTAGGACAACCTCCAAGCAGGAATTTGAAAGAGAAAAACTTCAGGCTCAACAAAATTATTACCTTGCGAATCAGTGGTCAAAAATTGAGCACAATCTATACACCCAAGCAGTATACTATGAACCGACCAGATTATCTTCATTTTATGATTATGAATCAATGGAATTTACTCCTGAGATTGGAGCGGCTTTAGATATATACGCCGAAGAATCAACAACTGTTAATCAAGATGGTTACATTCTTCAGATTTATTCTGAATCAAGAAGAATTAAATCAATACTAGCTGACCTTTTTAATAATAATCTTGATATTAACACCAACCTTCCAATGTGGACAAGAAACACTTGTAAGTACGGTGACAATTTTGTTTATTTAAAACTTGACCCTGAGAAAGGAGTCACAGGTTGTATGCAATTACCAATCATTGAAATTGAAAGATTGGAATCGGGTATGGGAGCTAAGTCCTCTGACTCTGAAACAAACCCAACAAAAAAACATACTAAGTTTAAGTGGAAACAAAAAGATTTAGAATTTAATACTTGGGAAGTTGCTCACTTTAGATTACTTGGAGATGATAGAAGATTACCTTATGGTACTTCGATGCTTGAAAAGGCAAGAAGAATTTGGAAACAACTTCTTTTATCTGAAGATGCCATGTTAATTTACAGAACATCAAGAGCTCCAGAGAGAAGAATATTTAAAGTATTTGTCGGAAACATGGATGACGCCGATGTTGAACCGTATATCCAAAGATTTGCAAACAAATTTAAGAGGGACCAAGTTGTTGACCATAAAACAGGTAATGTGGACATGAGGTTTAATCAAATGGCCGTTGACCAAGATTACTTCGTTCCTGTTCGTGACCCAGCTCAGCAGTCCCCAATTGAGACATTAGCGGGAGCTCAAAACCTGTCAGAAATTGCCGACATTGAATATATTCAAAAGAAATTATTGACAGCTCTTCGTGTACCAAAGGCATTTCTTGGATTTGAAGAAACTGTAGGTGATGGTAAAAACTTATCTCTTCAAGATATTCGTTTTGCAAGAACTATTAATCGTATTCAAAAGGGCATGATTCAAGAATTAAATAAAATTGCAATTATTCATTTATTTATTCTTGGATTTGAGGAAGAACTTGGCAACTTTACTTTGTCACTTACAAATTCATCAACTCAAGCGGACCTTTTAAGAATTGATGTATGGAAAGAAAAAATTCTTTTGTATAAAGATTTGGTTGCAGACCCTGGTTCAGGAATTGCTGCAGTATCACAATCTTGGGCTAAAAAACATATTCTTGGATTCAGTGATGAAGAAATTAAACTTGACTTGCAACAACAAAGAATAGAAAGAGCCGTTGGCGAAGAACTCAAGAAAACCGCTGAAGTTATTACACATACAGGTTTATTTGATAATTTGGATAAGCTTTATGGTAAGAAAGAAGGTGAACCGGCAGGAGTACCGGCTGAGGGTGGTACAGAACCTGGAGGTTTACCCGCCCCTCCTGGAGAATCTCCACTACCTCCTGAATCTCCAGCACCTGAGGCAGGAGCCGGAGTAACACCTGAATCATTATCAAGAGATATGAACATTCTTTTGGAAAAAGATATGGTAGATGGTGATGAAATAATTAATTTGGGTAAAGCGAGAGAATCTTTGGTCGAAATGGAAGATAAATTGAACTCCTTATTAAAAGATTGATATTTATAATATAAAATAACAAAATGAGATTCGGAGTAATTAAAACTTTAGTAGAAAATAAACTTATCAAATCATTTGTTGATAAGAAATTGGTCAAAGATATGAAATTATTTGAGTCCAAAATTTTAAAAGATAAATCTTTTGCTAGACTCTATTTTATATATGATACACTAAAAGAAAACAAATCTTTGGATAAAGAAACCGCAATCTACATGATTGATGATTTGGTTAGTGAATCAAAAAACTTAAAAATTTCTGATAAAACAATGGAGGAGATTGTTAAGTGGACAAGAGGTTTAGTTAAAGAAAACAATTACACAATAATTGATAATTTAATTTACGGTGATGAATTAAAGCCTGAAAAAAAATCAATTGCTAAAAAACAAATTGTTGAATCTTTAATGAAAACCCCAATAATTAAAGAATCCAAAAAAGTAGTTCCACTCAAGAGTATGGTTAAAATCGCTAACACAACTGTACAAAAAGCTCTTGAGGAACTTAACGAATCTGATAGAGAAAAAGTACTTTCAGTACTAAAATCAGAAAAAACTAAAGATTCATTTGATTCTTTAAAGGAGTCGACAATTTCAAAAATTGACTCTTTAATTTCAGAATCACAAGATGAACTTAAACCAATTTTAAGTGAAACCAAAGAAAGGGTTGAAAAGTCAGAGTATTCTAAAAAAGAATACATCAAACTTCTCCAACTCAATCAAGGATTATAATTCAGATTTTTTCTTCTGTAGATATATAGCATTTTTTAAAGTCTCTCGCTTAGCGTCAGACTTTTTTTTATATGTTTTTCTATCTTGTAATTGGTTAATTAATTTAGTTTTTATAACCTTACCTTTAAACTTTTTTAAAGCCGATTCAATATTATTTTTTTTAACTTCTATTATTAGCATTTTTTTGACTACGGTGTTATTTTTTATTAGATTTAATATATAAATAAAAGGAAAGAATGCAAAGTTAATGAAGAAAGGAAAATCCTGTGTGCTGAAGGGGTACAAAAATTTAAAATGTTCATATGGAACAGTAGATGCAAAAAATTTAAAATCAATTTATCTTAACATACAATCTTGGGTTGAACCAAAAGAATACTATGAAGATTGGTCAAAACAAGTGTCATATTTTACAAAGGTAGTTAAAAATTTATTATCTGAAATTATTGATAAATTTATATTTGAATCAAAATATATTGTCGACATGGATTTAAGAACGAGCGGTATCTCACTAAACAAACGCTCCTTTATGAATCTTGAAATTACTTTCTTTATTAAAGAAAAAGTTGACTTTAAATCAATAAGACTAAAAAATTCAATAAAGGACATAATAAAAATCATACAAAAAGAGGCATTCGAAAGTTCAAAATTATTTGATTTTTACTTAACAAAAAATGACGACAAAGTAAAAATGAATATAGTTTAATATTTATAAAGAAAATATTAAATGCAAAACTTTAAAATACTTGGTCCAAATGAGATTGGTA